CGCAGCACGGTGGGCGCCTATGTCGGCGTCTCCTTCTACACCCCGGCACTGTACGAGGGCGTGGAGAAGTACGACTGCATCTTCGTCGGCAAGTGCATGTTCGGCGAGCCCAGCGAGACCAACCAGACTGCCGGTGAAAACATCCAGTTCCAGACGCCTGTCACCAACGGCGAGTTCCTGGCGGATGATTCCGAGAACGGCCAGATCAAGGAAGTCTGCACCGTAGATTCCGAGGCTCTGGCCAGAGCGTGGTGCGACGCCGTGCTGAGCGCCACCTAAGCAGAATTTCAAGAAAGGAACAGAACACGATGATTACCCTTCGACTCGAAGAAAAGCCGATCCAGATCGGCGACAGGACCTACGTGCTGCACATGAACATGTCCGTCCTTGAACGGATTCAGGAGGCCTGCGGCGGTCAGATCAAAGACCTCATGCAGAAAAGCGTGTATGACGGGAACGCTGTCACCGTGGCCGCAATGCTGAACGACTACGCGGAGGATCAGGGCTGGGAGCAGGACTGGACCGACCGGAAGGTAAAGAAGCTCTTTACTCCGGCCATGATGAGAATGCTGGACGTGACCGGCATGTTCTTCCGGGCCATGACGCCCGAAACGGAAAAAGGCGCGGCAAAGACCGCGACTGACAGTCCGAAAACCGAAGAGACGAAGCCCGACGAAGACTCGGGAAACTGACGGACCGGGCGGATCAATCCTCAGCGATTGATTTCGCCCGGTATCTCAGCATATGGATGTTCGACTGCGGCCAGGACGAGCGGACCTTCTGGAAGACGATGAATCCCAGAAGGCTGCACGCCCTGTTTAACGCCCGGTTCCGCACAATGAGAAATGCGCGGGACGCGGGGGATAGAACCATCAGCGCCGGCGGCAAGAAGACACGGTTTGTGGATCTTGACGTTCCGGCAGGGAATGAGAAGAGTCTTGCACAATACTTCATGGGAAGGTGATGCGCCATGGCGGGAAGCTCCAGAAAAGTGAATGTTGAGGTCGCCCTCTCCGGCGAAGCAAAGTACAAACAGGCGATCTCGGAGCTGAATGCGGCCAACAAGACCATGGGCGCAGAGCTCAAGCGCCTCTCCGCGGAGTATCAGGGGAACACGGACAGCATGGATTTCCTCACCAAAAAGGGTGAGGGACTCCAGACCATGCTGGACCACCAGAAGGAAAAGGTCGCACAGCTGCAGGAGGCCGTGAAGTGGGCCGCGCAGCAGTACGGTGAGGCCAGCACCAAGACACAGGGCTATGCCGCCCAGCTGGCCAGCGCCGAAACCTCTGTCATCAGCCTGGAACGGGCCATCCAGGAAAACAACAAGGCCATGGAGCAACAGAAGTACAGCACGGAGGCATTCGATCAGCAGATCGCCGTGCTGAACTCGGAACTGCAGGAGCTGGATTCGGAGTTTGCCGCAGGCGCGGACGCCACGGAGACCTACCGGGCCAAGCAGGAGACCCTGACGGCGATCCTCGCTGAGCAGGAGGAAAAGTACAAGACCCTGAAGGCGGCGCTGGAAGCCGCGCTGAACTCCGAAACGGCCACCGAAGAGGAAATCAACGCCCTGAAGATTCAGGTCAATCAGGCGGCGACGGCCTACAACAACACCTCCGCTGCCATTCAGCAGAACTCTCAGGCCCTGCAGGACCATCTGGCCAAGCTGGGCATGGAGGAAAAGGGCCTTGTCGGAATCGGGGACGCCCTGAGCGGAATGACCAGCAAGTTCGGCATCCAGCTTCCCGATGCGGCAAAGACGGCCTTGAACGGCATGGGCAGTTTCTCAAAGGGAACTGTTGCTGCTCTTGGCGCGGCTGCGGCCAGCGTGACAGCGGTGTACGAGGGAATCAAGGCGCTCCACAACATGACGGTGGAGTATGCGGCTAAGGCCGACGAGCTGATCACAAAGAGCGCCATGACCGGCCTCTCCATGGAGTTTCTGCAGGCGTATGAGTACGCGCAGAACCTCGTGGATGTGGATCTTGATACCTTCACCAGTTCCATGCAGCGACTCACCGACAAGATGGCAGATGCCAGGGACGGAAATGAAAAGCTGCAGGAGACCTTCAAGATGCTGGGGGTCCAGATCACGAACATCTCTGACGGAAGCCTCAGACCGGCAGAAGACGTCATCATGGATGTGATCAACGCCCTGCATGACATGAGCAACGAAACCGAACGGAATGCCATCGCCAGCGATCTGTTCGGCAAATCCTATCAGAGCCTGAACCCGCTGATCGTCTCCGGCACGAAGACGCTGGAAGGGTATATGGAGGCTGCTAAGGACAATTATGTCCTCACCAACGACCAGATTGCGGCCCTCGGAGAACTGGACGATCAGGTACAGAAGAACAACAACGAGTGGGAAGGTCTGAAGAAGCAGATTGCCGCACAGTTCGCTCCGGCATCGAAGGAGGCCCTGGAAAACTTCGGCAATCTTGTGACCGCCGCAGGGAGAACGCTTGTCGATTCAAGGCTCATTGAAGGAGTCGGGGAAATCTTCGGCTTCCTGTCGGCAATGATGCAGCCACTCACGGATCTGTTGTCCACAGCGGACGGCGTACCGGAACGTCTGAACCCGGTGTATGAGGTCCTGCACGGGATTGCCGGCGTGATCGCGTGGATCGCGGATGCGGCCAATGTCGTGATCGGCCTGATGCAGACACTCACCATCGTGGGTGCAAAGGAAGGACTGACCAGGATCGGCACGGCCATGGGCTACGGCAAATCCTCCGGAAATTACAGCAACCTGCAGAAGTGGCAGGGCTATGGAGACACCAGCGGCCAGTGGTACAACCCGGAGACCGGCATGTGGGAAGGCAACTACGGAAGAAATGCCGGCGGTACCGATAACTGGCGAGGCGGTCTGACCTGGGTCGGCGAATCCGGTCCGGAGCTGGTTAATCTTCCGAGAGGATCGGAGATTCTCAGCGCACAGGATTCAGCGCTGCTCACTGGCGGTGACACCTTCAATTTCAATATCGATGTGAAAGACCTGGAAGATCTTCAGACATTGATCCTCTGGGCGAAGAACGTCCGTGTGACAGCAAGAATGGGGTGATAGGATGGCAACATATAAACTGGAAATGACCAAAGCTGCCCTGGTTGATTCACGGACACCGGATGCGAATCACGCTCTGTCTGTTGGGGACAGCGTCCTGATCCACAGGGATAAGGAAGCTGGAGAAATCGCGTGGGTATATATTGGTTTTCAATCGCTGCCGAGCTCCATCAGGCGGAAAAAGCTCATCGGCATACAACAGATCGGGTTGGAAAGCATTTATGACGGGCAGTGGTTTGCACGAGGCATAAGTGGTGACTTCAATGCAAACACCATCACATATAACAATCGTCCGGCCCACAATGGGCAAGAACGTCTGTATTCAAAGAAAGACCAATGGATTTCAAGCTCCCACGGTGGCCCATATACTCTCCACTGGTTCTATCAATCGGACTCCGGTTGGATTGAACATCCGGACAAATTGATAACCATCGAGAAATCTGTCCATGCAAAGGATATTTTGAGGCACTCTGCCCTCGCATTTACAGTAGCACCCAGACAAGCGGAAAGAACAGTCTCTCTTTATGGGGATTCATTTTCGAGCTATGTTACCTACGACCATATCTATCATGGTACTCCGTACATCATCGTGGAGTACGACAACGGAGATGATCTCACCAGCCAGATCACGCCAAGCAACAACAAATCAGGATACCTGAATCCAGCAAAGGCCCAGACATTCAACTGGGATTTTGTGAGCTCCGACGGCAACTATGTTTGCGCTGGAGATTTTGCACAGGCATCGGCAACCCTGTATTGGAAAGAGCATTCGGCATCGGCATACAACCAAATCGCCGCATCCGGATCAACAAAGTCCGTCACTGTTCCGGCCAATACATTCCCGAATAACACCCAGATTGACTGGTATGTCAGGGGCACGGATGAGGACGGAACGACTACGACGTCATCCGTGTATACCATCTCTACGTCCGATGCAGAAGCAGTCGCAACGGCAACTTCGCCGCTGAACACCGTGGAGGATGGAAACGGACCCATCACGTTTACCTGGAACCTGTCCAACGCCTATGGCAACGACCCGAGCAGAGTGCGCATCTGGTGGAAACAGCCGAGCGAAGACAATAACCACTGGCATGTTCTGGTGGACAGAAGCGAAGCGTTCAGCTCGTACACAGCCCCGGCAGGAACATTCCCGGCAGGTGAAATTCAGTGGAAAGTGCAGGCATTCAACGCCGACGGCGTGGAAGGCACGTGGGACGCGAATCTGCCGAATCCGAAGACGTTCATCTGCGTGGCTGCTCCAGATGCGCCGAACGGCATATCTTCGGACGGTGTTCCGTATGCCACGATCACATGGCAATGCGACGGGCAGCAGGCATACAGAATCGAGATTGACGGCGTCGACTACGGCGTCAGGTTCGGCACAGACAAGTCTATCACGATTAACGAGCCTTTGAGCGACGGAAGCCACACGGTCACCATCACAGCACAGGGAGTGTACGGGCTTTGGTCCCAGCCGGGAACCGGCACGATTCAGATTGCCAATGATCCCGGTGACGGCATTTTGCTGACCGTAAGAGGAACGACTGACGCAGAGCTGGAATGGGCAAGCATAGAGGATGACCTGAACATCTACATCTACCGTGACGATGTGAAGATCGGCCATACGAACGGAAACGCTTTTACAGACAGGCTTGCTCTCGGTACTCACAGCTATTACGTCATAAACCGGCTGGAAAACGGGAATTATGCAAAGTCCAATGTCGTATCGATCGCCCTCAATACCGAGAGAACCATGATCGCAACCTATCCCCCGAAACTGTGGCTGGACATCGAGCTGACAGAAAACAGCGCTGCAAAGGATACGTTCAGCTACCAGAGGACCGTCAGCACACGCCATTTTCTCGGCGCTGCCTACCCGGTGCTTGAAATGTCACCGTTTGAAGATGTCTCCGCATCCTACGAAACTGCCGCTATGGATATGGCCGCAGCAAAGTCGTTTGAGCAGCTGAAGGGAAAGGTGGTCTGCATCAAGAGCCGGATGGGCGTGGTGTTTGTCGGCATCATGAGCACGATGCAGAAAAAGGTTGGAGAATTCTTCGCCTCCTACACCTTCACTGTGAAACGCATCCACTATGAGGACTACGTCGATGATACGATTGATTGAAACCAGATTCGTCATTGTGCGCAACGGGGCTGATTTCGGACTGTTGCATCAGAAGGAAGGCACCGCGCCAATGATTAGGATGAACTCCGGATCGAGGGTCAAGACGTCTCTCTCCGGAGAGTTCATCCAGAGTGACGACATCAGCTGGTTGAGCGACAAAATCCGGGCAGAGCTGATCATTGACGGCGTTACATATCCTCTTGGCATATATATTCCAGCATCTGTTCGGTGGAGAGAGACGGAGACAACAAAAACTGCCAGCATCGAGGCCTACGACCAATGCTGGCAGCTAAGTGACACAAAGACAGAAGGAAATCTTCATCTCAGCGTAGGAACAAACTATATCGATGCAGTGAAAATGCTGCTGAATCAGGCTGGGATCGTATTAGTCAGCAGCAAACCGTCTTCGGCAACCTTGGCAGAGGATCGTGAGTGGGAGCTGGGAACCAGTTACCTGGACATTATCAACCAGCTGCTCGATGAGATCAATTATAATCCGCTGTGGTTTAATGCATCTGGTGTTGCGGTGCTGGAGCCGATATCAGTGCCGACTGCCGAGAACATAGAGCACACGGTTGATTCTTCCGATCCGGACTGTCTGATGCTTCCGACTCTCACCAATGAGGTTGATGTCTTCAGTTCACCGAATGTTTTTGTCTGCGTTTGCAGCAATCCTGATAAGGACGACGTCATGATCGCAAAGGCAGAGAATACCAATCCTCAGAGCGCACTGTCCATTGCCAGGCGGGGCAGAAAAATCGTCAAAGTGGAAAAAGTCGACAACATTGCCGATCAGGCTGAGCTTCAGGCCTACGCAGAACGGCTCCGGAATGAGAGCATGATCACAGGAGAGGTTTTCCGAATCCAGACCGCATTGCAGCCAGGGCATGGGGTGAACGATGTTGTTGCTTTCCACCATGACGATGTGACGGCAATCTGTATCGAGACGTCGTGGAGCATGAGCCTCGGCGTCGGCGGCACGATGCAGCGCTCCCTCAAAAAGGTGGTGTATAACCTTGGATGAACTGATAGACCTCAATGAAGTTGTCGTTGAGGAAGAGAAACAGGAAGAAATCGTTTTGGCTACAATCACCGCAGTCGGGACGGACGGCGTCCAGATTCAGATAGACGGCGAAGAGGAAGCCGGAGAGAAGGAGTACAAGGTCAACACCTCCGTAAAGTTCGCCGTCGGCGACCGGGTGAAGATCTTCAAAAACTCCGGAACCTACCTGATCGAGTACAAGTTCGGTGCTCCGATGGCGGATTATCCGATCCCGGCAGGGGGAAGCGACGGGCAGGTCCTGACGAAGGACGGCTCGAACGACTTCGCCGTGAAATGGGGAAACGCTCACGGCGTACCGTCCGGAGGCGCTTCCGGATATGTGCTCACGAAAAACAGCGGCACCGATTACGACCTGACATGGGCGCAGCCTCACTGGCTACCTTCTGGAGGCACAAACGGCCAGGTGCTGGCGAAAAGCTCCGCGACTGACTACTCCGTCGCATGGGTGGACGCCGGCTACGGAGTGCCGTCCGGCGGAACGACCGGCCAGGCGCTCACGAAAAAGAGCAACACGAACTACGACTTGCAGTGGTCAGATGTGAAAGGGATCCCGTCTGGCGGAACGGCAGGCCAGGTACTGGCGAAAACAAACGCCACAAACTACAACGTAGAGTGGGCGACGCCATCCGCTGGGCTGCTGAAAAACGGAAGTTATACGCTGACTCTGAATTCGTCCGGAGTTCTGGTGCCAAACTCATCCGGATCAATATCTCTGGGAAACAGTTATTACCCTATCGGGAATCTATACGCAAGTAATAGCGTTCAGTTATGCGGCAGCGGATACAGCGCTGCGCTTGGTTTTTTCGGCACGACGCCGATTCGCAAGATAACGTCTATCACGACCAGCTCCACGCTGGCCAATCTGATCACGGCGCTCAAAAACTACGGACTGTTTTAGGAGGCAACATGAAACTGATTGATCTGGTAAACGCGAGGGGCTCTCTGCAGAAACTGATCGCGCAGGATCTTCCGATCCGGACGGCCTATCAGCTGATGAAGCTTACGGACGAGTGCAACCGGCATCTCGGATTCTACGGTGTGGAGCTGGCGAAGTTCGATCCGGCCAAGGATTCGGAGCGGCTGAAGGAGCTGGACAACATGGAGATCGACATAGACGCAGAACGGATCACGATCAGCCTAGACGGAGACCTGAAGATCTCTGCTGCAGACGTGAAGATGCTGATGCCGCTAATCGAGTTCCAGTGACTACGCCAAACCGGAATTTTACAACGCCTTGGCGTAATGCCTATACAAATCATGCACAAGATGTGGTATTGTCTCACCGGCTGATACCACATGAGAAATACATTTCTTAGGAGGGATCAGCGGTATGAACATCAACAGAATCCCTGTCGCGTTCTACGGGAAGCGGCGGGTCGTTGCTCCTGAAATCAGTTACAAGTACAACCAGAAGCAGGTACTTGAGATTCAGGGGTTCTACGGCCTGCCGGAATACTTCCGTGTAGACTTCGCGAACGAGGGAGACGCGCTGGCAAAATCCGTGATCGGGACGCCGGACGGCATCGAGATCCCGGACGAATACCTCCTGACGGGGAAGGCCATCAAGGTCTACATCGTTCTGGGCGGTCCGGATGAATCCGTCCAGACGGTGGCGGAGATCGACATCCCGGTCAGAGGGCGGTTGCCAGTATCGGAAGAAACTCCGACTCCGGAGGAACGGAGCATCATCGACGAGCTGATTGCAGCGCTGAACGATGGTGTCGAGAGGGCCGAGACGGCTGCGGACGAAGCGGAACAGCACGAAGCGGACGCCGGGGCCGACGCCCTAAAGGCTGAAGGCCATGCTTCCGGCACCCAGGGCGGGGAGCCTGTCACGGATGAATCCCCGTACTACCACAACAACGCATCATATTTCGCCGGTCAGGCCGGTGCATCCGCGACGGCGGCGGGCGAAGCCAAGGACGCAGCAGAGACCGCGCAGGGCAAGGCCGAAGACGCCGAAGCCGGAGCGAGAGAGGCAAAGGACGACGCACAGGCGATTGTTGACGGAGCGGTGGCCACCGTAAACCGGGCAAGGGACGACGCCGTGCAGACTGTACGGGAAGAGGGCGAGTCGCAGACTGCCGCAGCCCGCCGGCAGGCGGAAGCCGCGGCAAGGTCGGCAAGCGCATCGGCCGAGTCGGCAGATGACGCAGCCGCGGCGAAAACAGCGGCTGAAACCGCTCAGGGTGCTGCCGAGACCGCTCAGGAAAAAGCGGAGACTGCCCAAGGCGCCGCAGAGGACGCCCAGGAGGCGGCAGAAACAGCACAGGAACTGTCCGAACGGGCACAGGCAGCAGCGGAAGAAGCCGCAAGGCAGGCCGGTGAGCGAGTCGGCATGATCCACGACATCGACAATCAGAAATACTATTCCGTTTCTCAGGAAGTCCGCAACGGATTTCTGGTGGAAACCTTTACGGAGGTGCAGAATCCATGAGCGATATTACCAGAACCAGACCGAATGCCGATCAGATGGACCGCCTGATCGAAAATGTGAAGGCTGTGGCGGATGCGGTCTACGCAGAGAGCGACATGAGCTTTCTGGCCATGCTGGATGAGAGCAACTACAAGACCACAATGAAGAAGTGGTTCACTGCCCATGGCGCCGCCGCCATGACGGACCTGACGGCCCTGTGCGACAAGTGGTACACCCTGACCCGGACGGGATTCTACGGAGGCGTCCGCTTCAATCAGCCGGTGGAGGGCGAGAGCATGAGCTCTGACGGCACCAGAACCGGCGACTGCGTGGGCAAGACCTGCGTCCCCTCCACGGAGACGGT